TTTTTAACCCATCTATTAATTCAGTTATTTGGTCAACACCTTCAAAGTTACGCCAACCAGAACCGTAAATAGGACCTAAATCACCAAAACGTTTAGAAAAATCCACATCGTTTTTAATTCGTTCAATAAATTCTTCTTGACTCAAAGGTCTACCAGATTCATGAAAATCTTCTTTTTTTACTTTCATTCTTTTTTATTTTTGTTTATGTTATTTAATTTCTCACATTCTTTTAAATATGCTTGGTAGCAGTCCCCATCCCAAATATGACAATTATTATCAACCAAATATTTGATATTTGTATCACCTCGCAAAAACCACATAAGTTCTGTTACGATTGTTCTAAATGGCATCTTCTTTGTTGTGAGCAATGGAAAACCATCTTTCATATCATGGCGTATTTGTCTTCCAAATACACTTATGGTACCAGTTCCAGTACGGTCTTTCTTTTCTACACCGTTATCCAAGATATCTTGGAGCAAGTCTGTATAATCTTTATCTAATTTATTCATAATAACTTAATTAATTCTTGGATTTTGGCGCATACTTCATAACTTTCTTTAGAAATATAATATTGTTCTAATACTTCTAAAATATTTTTATAATCTTCTTTAGAAACTACAACTTGATATTCATCCTCGACATAACAAAATATGCAAGTTTTCTTTTTACGTTTTATTGCATTTTCTATATTAGGAATAAATTTTTCAAAAACAATTGATTTAACTTGATCCATATCCAAACCAGCCATTATTGTACTCATATTTTCATCCCTAAAACGAACAGTTGGTATATATGGTGTAGCCATTATTATTTAGATTTAATTACAAATTTAATAAAATCATACATATTTTCGATAGGTATATTTAATTTAACTGCTTTACCTTCGGCATTTGGTTTATCTTCACCCAAATTCATTTTTACTTTTTGGAATTTTTGAGATAATGAAGAATGTAAACTTTTTGATAAATTATTTAATTCATCTTCAGACAAATTTAAAATCATTGTTCCTTCTGGGTTAACAGGAACAAATGTCATTTCTAATCCTTTTTTAGATAAATCCAAATCAATTTGAAATGTTTCACCACCTAAATTCTCATTAAATCTAGGTTTTTCTGGTTTCGATTTTTTATCTTCTTGTGTAATTGGTGTACCTTCTGTAGGTTCAAATTCTTCTTTTAATAAGATATCTGTTAAGGTTTTATTTAATCTTCTCATTTATATATTATTTAATTTAATCCTGCTAATTGTTTAAGTCTTTTAATTTCAAATATTTTATTAAATCTAAATTGATAAGCATCTATAGATTTATTTATAGCTTCAATACCTTTAGATTCTAATTCTTCTGGAAATCCGGTTTTTAACATTACTTCAAATTTAGGTATAACACTTTCTATTATCCAATAATTTTTAGGATCTTTGATAAAATTATTTAAATTATCAACCCTTTTTCCTAATGTTATTAACTCTTTACTTTCCAGCATATTTTCCTGTTTTATTTAACCAATCTTGGCATTCTTTTTCATATAATTCATCATCTTGTAATATGGTGGTAACTCTATCACAAGCTTCTATAAAATCATTAAACGCTTTAATTTGGTCTTCTAGAGAATATTTATTTTCATTAATAAATCTATTCTTTTCAGCATTATACGCCATTTTTTCGTATTTCATGTTTTATATTTATATATAAATATTATGCATTATTGAATTAGTTAAATCTTTTACTATAATTCTAAATATATCAAATTCATATTCTCCTTCTTCTTCGATTTCTCCTAATATGTTTTGTATATTTTGTAAAAATTCAAATCTTTGTTGAGTTAATTTAGAAGCATCAAATCTAATAATAACACCTGCTATAGAGTTAAATTCTTCTCTACTTACAAATTTCGTTTGAAGATTGAACCAAGTTTTAGATTGATTTTGGTCAATATATTTTTGAACATCTGTATAGTCAGTATACATAAAAGAACACCAAGGTTCCAAATGGTGAATAATGTTATAATCAGCATTTGTAATGTCGAATCCAACATTGAAAAAGTTATTTGAATTTAATGAACCCCACTTTCGTAAATAGGTTCGATTTGAATTATATTCAATTTCTTGTGTTTTTTGTTTTGCTTCTTCTGAAAAGCGTGATGTTTTAGATACTAAGTGGTAAACAAAACTATCCAATGAAGTAAAACAGTTTAAATTTAATAATTTTAAACGTCTTATAAGGTCATCATCTTCTGAAAAGTAAGGGTTAAATTTATTATCAAACCCACCAATTTTTAAAAATTGTTCTCTTTGTAAAGCCATAAAAAAGGAAATACCTTCACTAGTTTGGTTTTTATATTCTTCTCTTTTTTCTTGACAATAAAATTTAAAAGCTAGATTATCAAATCCTTCAAATTCATCTCCATAATCTTTAATTATTTTACCAGGACGTTGATGGTCATTAAATATTGGAGGTTCTATTGTAGTATAACTTACTACATTATTTGGTTTTAGATGTTTTTCAATATTTTCTAACCAACCAGGAGCAACAATCATATCATTATGGGCAAAACAAATATATTCTTTTGTTGCTAATTCTGCAGCTTTATTGAATGTATCAGAAAATGTTTTTTTTCCTGCCTCTTGATATGTAATTACATTATCATCTCTTAAAGAATATAACCAACTATGTGTTTCATCAGTACTTCCATAAGATACAAATACCAATTCTGTTGTAGGATATACTTTACGAAAATATTTATAAAATTCTTTAGTATATTCTATGTTGTTATATAACCCAACTAAAACAGATATTTTTTGTGACATAATATATTTATTTATAACTCCAAACAAATCCTTTGGAATGTTTTACTTTTTTATTTATATTAGCTTTTATACAATCAGGATATTTAATATTAAAAAATTTCACAATATCAGAAAGACAATTCCATTCTTTTATAAATTCTCCATTAATTGAATGTTGTAAAATTTTCTTTTTGTAAATATCATCAATTGTAAAAATTATATTTTCTCCTTTAAATCTCCATTGATACCCATATGCATATTTTATTTTTTTATTACAACAGGAAGATATAACACTTGGACTGTTTTTTCCTAAATAATTAGAAGCTGATTTACAGGATTCCCATTCTCTAATAAAATTTCCATCTAAGTCATATTGTAGTATGGATTTTTTGTTGGGTCTATTATCTTTAATTTTTTGAATATGTTCTTGAGTTTTCTTTACTCCTCTAACTTTATTCTTAAATTCTTCTGATTTTGGTACTTTCCATTTATAACTAAATTTTTCAGATCTAGATTTTCTTATATTTTCAAGTGCTTGACCGCTTCTAACTTTACCTCTATTTGAATTGCCTATTTTATTTTTAATTTCTTGGGAAATAAAACCACTTTTATCCCCAGTTTTAGTTAATTTACAATTTAATCCTTCATTTAGAACATTGTAATAATCTTGCCAATAACGTTCTCTTTCATTGAGGGATTCGACAGAACATTCTTCAATTATTTCAAATAAGTGACTTTTAGATCCATATTTTTTCAAAGAATTATATATTTTAATCTGTGATTTTACACTAGCTACTATTTTTTTATAATCATCTAATCTAGAATATATATTAGTTGATTGACCAATATAAATTTTACCTTTTGGATTAATTATTTTATAAATTCCTATTTTCTTTTCCATATTTTATAATATAAGAAGGAGAAATTAGAAAGGCAACTGGTACTTGCTTTGTTTTCTAAGATCTCCTATAATATTTTTATCGTTAAGTAGTACCAGTACTTATATATAAATATGTGAGAAGAATGGAAGAATTAATTGATTTAAATATTATTCATATAATAATTTATATTTAGTTATAATTCGTTCCATATTCATTTCATCTAATTCTGTTGTAGTAAAGTGTTCACCACTATCTTCACAATAATAAGAAGTATATAAATAAGGTATTTCTTGCCCCTTATAATACACTTCTCGCATTTCATTGCGAATTTTCATTTCTTTATTTGTTATTGGACTTTTCATTATGTTTATTTACATGAACCGTCACAAAAACACGGTCCTAGATTTTTACATGGAATTGATATATAAGGTTTATAATCTTCAAATTTTTTAAATTCTATAGGTTGTTTATGTAAATTTTTAATAGCATCTTCAATAGATTTATTAAAGTCATAAATTAATTCAATAGGTTTTAAATCATCATTAAATTTTTCTAAAGTACTTCTCCATTTAGTATTTTGATCTAAATTTTTTACATAAATTGTAGTTTTAGTTATCTCCAATATTTTTCCTTTCCATGGAGTAGGGTAAGATGTATTTTTTTGAGTAAAAATATAAATGTTATTTTCTTTTAGTTCCATATTTTTGTATTAAGTTATAATATTGCGAACATATAAAATCTCTTTCAAATCTCAAAGTTTTCATATAATCAACTAATGATACTTTTAAAATGTTTCCTTTAGCATCTACATCGTATGCATAAAATGGTACTCCACACATTAGTGCCTCTAATTTTACACGACCTCTTAAACCTGCAGCAAAATCAGCGTTTTTTAAATAGGTCTCTGTATTATAACATGGATCAGCAAAATCAACAAGATCTGTTTTAAAATCACGTCTACTTCGGGATATACACGTTAATTTCCAATTATTTTGAATACAATTTTGTACTAAATGATCAACCATTGGAGCTCGTAACGGATCATTTACTTCACCAACAAACATTCCATGAGTTTCATCAGTATTATTTATAAATTTATTAATTGTATTAAATCTTTCTGGATCAACAGGATTATAAATAAGTTCTGATTCAATATTATGGAAACGTTTTAAACCTTTTTTTATATCGACCTGAACTGAAATATATTGTTTGATGCTATCATGTTTTATGGGTTCTTCACTACGTAAAATACTATGAATAATTGATATTTTAGGAATGTTTGGAAAACCTTGACATAAATAATGAGTGGGTGTGGGTTGAGAACATAATATCAAATCAAAATTATTTCCTTCATATAATATAGTAAATAAATCTGTTACTCTTATATTTAAATCTGTTATATCTTTCCATAAATGAAAATCTAAATTAGGTTCTGTAAGAGTAGCTACAGTTATATCTAAATCTTTATATTGAGATAAACCTTGGATTAATTCATGATGGAAACATTCTGATCCTCCCCAAGCGTTCATGTTTTGAAAACTAATTAATATCTTCATAATTTTATTTCTTAATTTCTATCTTCTCCAAACTAATGTACTTTCTTTTAAATATAGAGAAAAGGTCCAAAATATATCTTTTGTAGAACATGATATTAATTCGTAACCATTACGTATTTTTCTTTCTATATATTTATCTAATTCTTTAGTAGTATCATGTTTGTGTACATCAGTTTTAATCATATTTCTTTTTTGCATAAGTTAAAATATCTGTCTTCTTCTTCTAATAATGTTTCTCCATTAATCCCATTTCTTTCTAAACCAATTTTATTTAATTTAAGAAATCGACATGGATTACCAACATGAATTTCACCTGGTTTAATTACGGATTGTTTAGTAACAACCCCACCCATACCAACAAATGAATATGAACCTATTACTGAAAATTGATGGCATACTGAGTTTAATGCCATTGTGCCGCCTTCCATTAAATATGAGTGTCCTCCTATAGTTGCATTACATGATAATGTTGTGTTATCTTCCATTATTGAATCATGTCCTAAATGACTGCCTCTCAACATTATATTGTTATTTCCTATTTGGGTATTTTGGTTTGTTCCTCCATTTATAGTAACATGTTCTCTAAATGTATTATTATTTCCTATTGTTACTCCAAATTTGCTAGTACCATTAAAATAATCTCTATGTTCTGCTGGAGTGTTTATAGAAACGTATGCTTCGAATCGATTATTATCACCAATTTGGGTTCCATTTTTGATATAACAAAACGGCCCAAAGTAATTTCCTTCACCAATTTCAACACCGTCTTCAATAATAGCAGTAGGATGTATATAATTATTTAATGCGTATTTCATAATTGTTTATTTTGAATAATCTCCAGACGCGTAACGTTTGTTCTGTAATTTTTGTTTATCAAAGCTTTTAATATGGAGTAAAGCATATTCATCTTCTGCAGGTAATTCTGTTTTTAATCTACCACCTTGTAAAGTTTCATGAACTTCTCCTCCCCATTCTATACCTGGTTTATTACGCATGATCCTATACTGATAATCCCATTTATTTATTACAGGTTTATAATATTTTATTTTTACTTGTTTATCCATTTGAAATTAATTTTATTATTTTTAATATCCCAATGTAATTTACCGAAAGTATATCCTAGGTCTTTGGCTGCGGCCGTTATACTAGGATATATTTTATTATTTATTTCGATACTTTGGTTTTTAATCCTTTTTGTTTTTGGTTTATATATTTTCCTTTTTTTAGGAGTTATTTTTAATTCAATATTATCATTTTCTTTAAATCTCCATATATATCCACAAGCTGTTCTAACTTTATTTAAACAACAAGCACTTATTTCCCCATAAGTAGTAACAATTCCACTTCTCCAAGCATCCTTTGCGCTGGGCCATTCTCTAATAAAATTCCCTTCTAAATCGTATTGTAATACAGCTTTAATTAACATTTCTGCTCTTTTTTCATGGCATTTTAAATCAGGCTTATACCCAATTTTAGATTTCTTCATTAAAATTTTCGTTTCTTGAGACCTTTTAGAACCTTTTAATTTTTTATTCTTTTGGGGAAAAGATTTTCCTTTAACCACACAATTAGCTAAAGTATCTCCTCCTTCAGTTAAATTAAATCCGTCTAAGTATGTATTATAATATTTTATCCAAAAAATTTCTCTCTCATTTAAAATATTTAAATCGCAATATTCAATTATTTCTTTAATGAAATTATCTCTAATAAATTGGGTTCCATACTTCTTTTGATAATTTTTTAAGATTTTACTCCCAGAAAAATAATATTTATTTTTCCCATTATGTTGTCCCACATAAATTATTTTTTCTTTTTTATCTTTAATAAGATAAATGTATGGTTTATTCATATCCTAATTATTTAATATTACATATATAAATATATTAAGATCAGGGAAGTTAATAATTTTCTTCTATAATTAGATTATATTTTTTTAACATATTATATTCTTCCAAATCTGTTGGATTATTTAAATCTATTATTTTTTCATCGATATAATTTTCTAGTTGGGATACACTCCATCTCATTTGTTTAATGTAATCTTCAGTAATCCCTTCTACAAAATTAATTCTAGGAACACCAATAATATCTACACATTCATTTAGTTCCATAATTAATGGCAGATCTTCCAATAATTGTGGATTTGGTAATTCATCAGCATCTAAAAATAATATAATTGGGTTTTTACAATTAGGGATTAATTCATTTTTCCATTCTGAAAAGTTGCCTTTAAAATCATCAATATACCATTTATTTACAGTTGATTTTCCTTTAACTTCATGAGAATCGATCATATGACGTTTAATACCTTCTGTTACTTTAGTATTATCTACCTTTACTAATATTTCATCACCTTCTCTCAAAAATGGTTTAAGATGGTTTAACAATTTAAAGAATTCTGTTTCCTCGTCGGCTACTGTTATACAAAAACTAATATTCATATCAAAATTTTAATATTTTTGGAAATATACGAAAATTAAATTTATAAAACAAATAAGGCTTCTAAAAGAAGCCTATATTTATTAAATTAATACCCCTATATATGAGAGAGCGTCTATAAATCCTGTTTTTTCAAATTTTTTTAATGTTTTTGGATCATTTTTAAATTCAGCATAACTTCCATCAGGTCGTTTAAATCTTTCTTTTTCTTCTTCTGGAACAGGAATGTGTAGGCTTCCAGCCCATTCCCAATCTTCTGTATTTGTTCCTATAACAAACACTATTCCTTTACCATCAACGTTAACTACCGAAGGATACCATATACGATTTTGTTCATCTTTAATTTTAATTGCTTTATATAATTCTGGCAATGTTGATTCCAATTCATTAAAATCAAATTCTCCTTCTTTCCATAAATCAGTACTTTCAAATCCAGTACTTAAGTCTTTATAATGAAATAATTTTTCGTTTATTGGCATAATATAACAACTTTCTGGGGCCCCAGTAAGTGGTGAGGTAATAATTTGGTCTTTCATATTTAATATATTATTTAATTTTAGAGAGTTTTGGTAAAACCAAACTGTATGGTTGTAAATTATATTTATCTATTATTTGTTTTTGTAATTCTTTCATTTTATTAAATGTAAAGTTTTCTTTACAATAATATCCTAAACGTTTACCTAAAACTTCATATTTTTTGTAGTTCTCAAAATAATCTTTCATATAACCACCAGCTGTTCCTAAATCAACTGAAAACCAGCTAGAACCTTCAATTAACATATCTTTAATTTGAGCTGATGAGTGAATTGGTGTTAAATTTCCTGGTAATAATGTTGTAAATTCTTTATTTAAAAAATCTAAATGACCACTCCAGCCACTTGCTATAATAGGTTTTTTACTTTGGGTAAATTCAAGTAATGGTCTACCAAACCCTTCACCTTTAGTTAAACTAACCATAGCTTTAACTTTAGGGTGATTGTATAATTCATTCATTTCTTTATCTGTCAAATCCCCATGAAGTAAGTATATATTTGGTAAATCTTTTGAATTAACAGTATCTTTAATTTGTTCAATTCTTTTTAATATTTCTTCTCTATCCGGAATAGAAGATGAACCAACATGAGTTTTTAATATAAGAGCAGGTTTCTTAGATTTATTTTTAAATGTTTCTAAGAATACTTTAATAGTTCCAGATATATTTTTTCTTTCTTCCAAAAATTGACCACTAGTCCAGTTGCCAACTGTTAAAAAACAGAATTGTTCGGGTATTTGATCTAATTCTTGTTTAACTAAAGATGTTTCTTCTAATTTATCTAAATGTTTATAGATAGATTCATCAAAACCTTCAAATACAACCTCACAAGGTTTTTCTAATTTTATTTCACCTATAACTTGTTTAGTATTTTGATCTTGTTTAGTAAATTTAGAGGTTTCAAATACTTGTTTAGCATGTTTAGAAGGAACAATAATTAAATCCATTTGATTAATATGTTCTATCCATTGAGGAGCACAAATAGATGTTTCTATACCGGCCGTTATACCCAAGTTTCTTTTACCAATTTTATGAAATTCTGTTGGTATGGAATGAGTAATCATAATATCTGGTTGATAGGTAAGTTGACCTTCAAGATAATATTCTTCTAACCATTTCCATTCTGGGTGATGTTCTATAAAATTGGTAGGAAGATTCCCCCAGCCACATGGAATTATTTTAATATCCCATTTATCTTGGTAATTTTCTATTAATGATTTTATTATATTACGACTAGCTGCTGAATATCCACTAAATCCACCAACAGGTCCATAATATACTACTTTTGTTTTATTCATTATATCTATCTTATTTTTGTTAAAATTATTCCATCTTTTTTATGACCATAGTTAAATCCTAACTTTTTAGCATTTTTTTCAACATAAGAAAAATATATCCTATCTTTCTGGCCGGGAATATCCACATCCCGTTTATCAAAACCTTTAAAAAATAATAAAACAGGGTCATATTTTTTAATAAAACCTTCTACTACTTTTAATACTGTTGATAATATTTTTAAATAAAATTTAACGGGTGATTTAAATAACTGTTCATCATCTCCATCTAATGAAAAACCAATTTCAAAAACTTTACTTTCAATATTTTCAAAACTAAAACTTATAGATAATTGATATTGGTTATTGTTATAATCAACAGGAATTAAAGTTTTAATTTTATTATGTAGTTCTATAAAATTTTCATCCCAAAAAAAAGGTACTGTATTTCCCTCACCTATTTCATTAAGGAGTTGTTTTTCTTTTTCTATTAAAGTTTTCCAAATATGATTCATAACATTAATATACTAAAGGATGATTTAATTTTTGTTCCTCTTTTAAAGCTTTTACTAGTTCAAATGGTTTTTTAGGTTTCCATTTTGATAATGTTTCATCAATTCCTTCTATCATATTTTTACACATATTAGAAGCTGACATCATTGATTCATCACTTAATACCCATTCTCTACCTTTATAACCTAATTCATTTTGTGTTTTTGAACCTAAGTCATAAACTTCCCCTATAGCTTCTGCTAAATCTCGAAAATCTAATCTATCATCATATATATAAGGCGTTTGAACTGAACCTACTATAGACATACTTCTAGGAAATACTGGTCTAGCCCACTCTCCACATTTTTTGTATTTACCAAAATGATTTGATAGAAAATCTTTATCAAAGTTTATCCATTTTCCATCTTTATATTCAAAACGCATTTGATCTTGAATACCTCCAGTTACATTACCAATTATCATAGTTCCAGCCATCATAGATTCTGTTAAAGACAAACCCCAACCTTCTGCTGAAGATGGTAATATAGTAACATTTGCTATATTATATAATAAGTTCATTTTTGGAGTATCTAATTTAGTATTAGTAAAATATACATTAGATTCTTTTCCAAATAATGCTTCTCTTACAGCAAATAAATCAGTCCCATTTTGATCAATTGGATCAGTGTGTAATAACAATGCTGTGTCTTTTTGATCTTCTAGTTTTAATTTATCTGTAAATAATTTCCAAGCAGCTAATAAATCAGGTATTGCTTTTCTTCTAATATTTCTTGAATTAAATAAAGCTACGAATTTTGGTTCTTTTCCACCAAAATAATGTTTTTTAGTTTCTTTTATTAAAGACTCGTCTTTAATTGGGTAAAAGTCATTTTCGTTGATACCATGAGGATAGAATTTAATAACTTTATTTTTAGCTTTATCTCCTAATACTAATTCTACTATATTTTTTGTTTGTTTTGAAATAGCTAATAAAGCGTCACAAGATTCATAGAATTTTTTATTATAAAGACAAATTGGGGAAGAATCCCAAATTGTATAATAAATTATAGGACATTGTTTTCTCACTTCATTCTCTATAGCAAATAACCATTCAAAGTATCTTGGATCAGTTTGTAAAAATATAGCATCTATCTTCTCATGTTTCAATAAATTTCTTAATAAATTAGCATCACCATACCCACTCCATGGTAATACAACCACATCTGAGTCCACTAATCCTGTTTTTTTATTAACTTTTTGAGATAAATCAAATTTTTGACCTTGATGTGGGTGGTTTATTGCACTTCCTACCTGTATCCAATTGTAATGATGAGCAGTTCCATATACAATTTCTCTACATATTGTTGCTACTCCACTAAAAAGATTTATATCATCTGCTAATAATAAAATTCTTTTTCTTTGTTCTTTAGGAATATATCCTTCTATCATAATTTTTATATTAATTTATCTTTTTTTATTTCTCTATTTATTTTACTACACAAAGGCTGTAGGTTTGTATAGTGATTTAATTTTATTATTTCTTCCTCTGTTTTAGCAGAACTTATTGGAATAATATGATCTATATCCCACCCATAATTTAATTCACCATTATATAATCCTTTATTCTCCCATGTCATCCAAGATTCAAATTTAGATTCAAGATATTGTTTAAATTCTATAAAAGTGCAACCTAAAATTACAGATGTTTTGGAATTTTTCTTATAACCCTAATTTAAAAATGAATTACCTATATTAGATCTAATATTCTCAGATAATTTAAATAATGGGTTTTCATCTTTTCTTCGTTTTATTTTTTTAAATATTATTAATTTATTTTTTTGAAAATAATCTTTTTTATAATGAGGATTATTTAAATAATAAATTCTAGATTTTTCTTTTAAAATTTCTTTATTTTTCTCCTTATATATTTTATCATATTCTTTAGTTAATTCTTTTCTGGAATCTTTATATTCTTTTTCACATGATTTGCAATATATATGAAATTTGTCTTTTGATGAATTTCTTTTATTAAAAAATTTAAAATCTTTTTCTAAATTACATTTATTACATACTTTCATATCTGCTAATATATAATTTTTATTTAATATATAAATTTTATTCTTGTTTTCCAAGAGAAGTATTAAGACAATTATGAATTTCTGATCTGAAATCTTCATTTGTGACATACAAATACATTGCTCTTTCTGCTACTTTTTGAAATGTCATTTTTGTTCTAATAGATAAAATTTTAAATTCATCATATAAATCCGAATCTAGTTTTATAGATGTAAGTGTTTGGTTTGGAGTTGATTTTAATTTTGACATATTTATATATTTTAATATTGTTGTATATAAATATATAATCTTTAGAAAGAAGTGTATTTCCAAATAAAACCATGGGATGTTTTGGTTCTTCCTAAACAACAAGCAGAAATTACACAACCTTTTATATTTAATTCTTCTTTTATATCACTAATACAATCCCATATTTTTATAAGATTTTTATTTAAATCATATTGATAAATTGTTTTTTTAAATTTTCTTTTAGGTAATTTAAAATCTGAAGATAATGGATTATCTTTATATCTCCAAATATATTTTTTGGTCTGGTTTTGTCTCTTTAAACAACAAGCTGATATACATGAATGAGGAATACATAGAAATATACTAGCTTCTGTTATACTAGACCATTCTTGAATAAAATTACCTTCTAAATCATATTGTAAAATAGGTTTGTTATGAGATTTACTCATTTTATATCTAGTGGTTTGGTTTATCAATTTATTCTTCCCAGAAATACTCATTTTTGTTCTTGTTTCTTCTGTATGGTAATTAGCTCCACTTCCACCTTTATTTCTTAAATTCATTAATTGAAATCCAAGAAATTTAAAATAATTTATCCAAAATGTTTCTAAAGGTTCCCAATCCTTATAATCTATGGAAGAAACACTATCAATTTCAGTATATGTTATATTATTACCATAAGTTCTTATATGGTTTGATTTTCTTGAATTA